TTTTTAAGTGCTTCGGTTATTCTTTCAATCGTTACAGGTTGTCCGCCTGGTTTATAATTCGCTTCTCCAGGTTTGGGAACTGTGCCTGGATTCACATTTGTTTGTAAACTCATATTTATAATTCTGTTGTTGTTAGATTTCCGCTAACATCAACTGTTACTTTCCAGGACACATTGTCTGGGTCTTTTAATACAACCCCACTATAGGGGTTTTGACTTTTACCTAATGTTTTATTATCTAAATCTAAGTATTCTCTAATATGTTTTTGAAACTTTCCACCAGTAAACTGCATATCTTTTTCGGAGTCCATTTTGCGAACCAACTTGTCTATCGGTTGTTTATCTATCTTTATGGATAAGTCTTTAACCTTGTTTTCAAGTTGAACTAATCTGTTATTTGATTGTAATCTATTCTCTGAAATCATATTCTATTTGAATTGGGAATAAGATACTTACTCCACATTCTATTGTTATTTCTATAATCATATTTGATACTCCTTGTTGTGGTGGATAAAGTTTAATAAACATTTCTGGGTAATCGTCTAGTGTAATTTCATACTCATCAGACTCGTGTGTCTCATTGTCATAAAGAAACTTTACTTTAATAACTTCGTCTGCGACTAATTTTCTGCTTAAAGGAATAATAACTTCACTAACCTCAAATGGTTTGCCGAAACTTAAGATTTCGCTTCTCCAAATAGAGTCATAAGTTGTTCCTTTTTGATAAATGTCTGTGCTGTCGCAAAGCATTAACTTGCTGTCTAAATCATTTACTCTCATTGAACTAATCTGACTTGTTGTACTTGCTATGTTGTGTAAAGCAGGTGATAGTGCTTTTGAACCCCAAGCCCACACACAACCTCTTGTTTCTGGGTATGTTTGTGAACTTCCCCATAAAATCTTATTTCCGTTGGCGTCTATTGAACCTTGTAAGGGCATATACCCATTATCTATGTATGTTATTGGCTCTACTGTTTCTCCACCAGAATAAGCATATAGTGAATAACCACTGTCATCTCCACCCCAGATATAAGGTGTTCCATTGTGTGAAAACAGTGCTGTTGTCTTTTGAAAAGGTAGTTTAATCTCTCTGTAAAAACTATCTGCGTAAGTATCCCATAAGAATAAAGCAGAGTTTCCATCTGTAGAATTGGCGGCAATCATTAAGTCTGTTCCAAGAGAAGTCATTGCTACAGGATTATATTTTAGAGGCAAGTCAAGTGCTAACGATTCAGAATTAAGATTAGCAATTCCACTTTGAACTGTTCCACTTACTACTCCTATTATTGTTGTTGCTTCTGCGAATATGTTTTCGCCGTCTATAAATGTTCCTACAATTCCAAACAGGACTAATCCTTGTTCGTCTGTTGCAGTAGAAATTGTATCTATTTTAATAACACTTGCCATTGCGTTTGAGGTTTCTCCCCTTACTAAATCTCCTATTGAGAAAGAACCATCTGGCACACCGTCATCTTCAATATCAATAACACTTAGTCTGTCTGCCATATTTATTTTACCTATTGCACCACCTCTTTGTGTATCGCAGAAATATACTGCTCCATCATTATGAAAGTGCATTGTATGATTTGGTATCTCGTAACCTCCTATTGTTGGATATGTTTTATCTCCAAGTGATAAGAAAGCAAGTGAGTCGGTAGATATTGAAATCTTTGTATCAGACGCTTCTTCAAACCTGAAGTATGGATAGATATAAGAACCACTTGTTATATTTTTTATTCCTATTGGAGCTGCACCACTGCTAGCATTTTCGCCGAACATCCAAAAACTTAATACATCTCCATTTTTTAAATTTAAAGATGGGTGTAATTTTACTAGATATTTTGTCTTTATGTTTGTAAATTTACTTGCAGAAGCCCAAACTAATGTTTCTGCCCAGTATGTTGGTTTGTTAGAAGTCCAGTTTGAACTATCTGTAATGTCATTTCCATTAAGTCTAATATAACAACCTTCATAAATTGCATTCTCACCAGGATTATATATCTCAAACTCCATAGTTAGGTCTTCTGTTAGTTTTGTTTGGTCAGTTGATATTGTATATTCATAGGCTTTTGTGTAAGATTTAGATGTAACAGTATAAGCAGATGTAGAATTATCATAAACTATATCTTTTTTCCAAGTAGTTCTTTTGTCTATTAAGTATGTTCCTTCTTTTACACTTCCGTCTGACTCTCTAACAGTGAATGATTTACCTGCACCAGAAGTTTCTACTTCTAAAGTAACAGCAAAGTCGTCTGTTGTATAAAGTGCTTTATTTAGTGTAAACGCTTGTGTAGAAAACGCCGAACTTAAACCACTTGAATTAAGAGTAGCACTTGCTAATATAGCACCAGAGGGGTTGTGTATATCAACACTAAAATTAACTCCATCGTCTATTAGATAAGAAGTTGGTTCAATGTTTTGAATTGTTAGTTTTACATCGTAAGAAGTAGTACCTGTATCTTTTAAGTCAACTGAAATAGTATCAAATCTTGTTCGTAGGTTTTGTATTACTTGTGAATAGGCATCAGCAGAAGGTCTTGCAACATCGGCAGTTACATTGATTTCATACTTACCTGCTTCTTCTGTATCTATTAAACCTGTCCACCAGTATTCCTGTAAAGAAGGACTTGATATTGGTCCGTATCTGTGTATGTCGGTATTAACAGCAATATAATAATAATTGTTGTAATATGTTAGTCCATTACCTTTTGAATTGTCAAAGGTGTAAAGTTCTGTTGTATCATAACTTGTATCTACTTTACCAAACCTGCCACCAGCAGTGTAATAATAGACATCTGTATTATAGTCGTTCGGAGTAAGCCAAAGAACATTCTCCGCAGAACCAGAAACTTCTACATATCCTACAGGAGAAATCGCACCAGCAATTCTTCCGTTTATTTTTTCGTCTGGGTCTATCGCACAGGAGCCAAGATAACCTTCTGAAAAGTATGTTTGCGATATTCCGCCTATTGAGTTTATTGTGTATTTTGCCATATATTTATTTATCTGCTATTGCCATATTTTAATTAAAAGATAAGTCCATAATTATTGGTATAAGGATTATCAGGGTGTATTTCTTTTCCTAGTTTCATCTAAGATAAGCCATTAACTGATTTGACCGAACCAATCCCCAACCCCATTATAGATTTAATGTTTGCCTTTAATAATCCGTTATAAGATTTAAGATTTGCTGGACCTGCTGGTAATTCTTCATATACTTCAAATTCAAAACAATAATAATTAGTATCTGGGTTGTTCCAATTTGCAATATACCATCTCCATTGTGTTGAAGATATTGCACTATCAAGATTAAAATCTAAGTTCATTGTACCAGACGAGTTTGCTATTGTATCAATAGTATTCCAAGTATCATTTGCATAATACTGAATTACATAATTAAATGTAAGATTATATCCATATTGTACAAAACGAGTTGGAGATATGGCACGAGAAAATGTTAATGTTAATCCTCTACCATCATTATAGCTTGCAGGGGCACCGAGTGTTATCCCATAAGCTGTTCCACCCGTATTTCCATCATTTGCATTACTTGCTTGAAATGTGTACCACTGTGTTGGACCTTGTCCAATAGTTGAAATAGTTCCATCCCTCATTAAATTTGGACCATAATCCATATTTTGTGTTTTGTTAGTTAATAAAAATTTTAATATATGTCATAATTAAACTTTGACGATATAGTCATTAGATGGATTAAATAATAAATCCTCAACTGTAATTGCGTATCCAACAATACGAATTGCGAAGTTTGCACTACTCGGCTGAGCTACGACTAAATCTCCTGCTGTATCGTGAAGATAAACTGGAGCACCTACTGTAAAATTAGGGAATCCAGCACTTCTAACCTTTCCATAAAGTAACATTTCAGAAGCAGCATCTGCATTACCTGCCACTAAACATATTCCTAATTGTGCTTTGAAGCCAACATCTGTTCCGTCTAATATCCCATCTACTTTATCCCACTTACTATCACTCGCTAAGAAACAAACTTCTCCTAAAGCAGCAGTTGAACCTAATGTTACAGCGATGACTATGCCTGACCATTTCTCATCTGCTGATAAAACTGCGTCTAATTTAATATCTGTTTCTCCGAGCTGAATATCTCCTGATAATGTGCCTCCTGCTAATGGAAGTTTTGTTACATCTTCCGCTGGTGCTGCACTTGTCCAATCTGTTCCGTCTGACGTAAGAACCTTTCCATTGTCACCAGGAACTACACTTGGAACATTTTTAGCATTCTTAATCGCTAATGCTGTGGCAAATTTAGCATCATCTTCTCCTACATCTAATTCCGTAGCTATTGCCTTAGAACTAGGTATAAATTTTAATATGTCTGATAATATCATAATTTTTATTATTTAAATTATATCTTGAAATACTTTATTTTTATCTGCTATTTGTGTTGCCATATTTTAATTAAAAGATAAGTCCATAATTATTGGTATAAGTATTATAAATTCAGGGTGTATTGTATCGTTAATTTTCATTAGAAGAACATAAAGAAGTTTCCTTTTGCGACTGGTGCTGCTACTACTGTAAAAGTTCCATTGCTTGTAAAAGTGTGTATTGTATCTGCACCGTCAGTAGTGATTGTTCCTCCTGTGCATTCGCCAAAATCTGCTGTTATATAACTAATAATTACTATTCCTGAACCACCATCTCCACCAGCAACACTTTCTCCTCCACCGCCACCGCCACCACCAGTATTTACAGTTCCATCTTGTCCTACAGTAGTAGTATATCTACCATTTCCACCTCCGCCAGTACCACCTTCTGCTGGGTCTGATGAAGAAGAATGTGCAGCACCACCGCCTCCACCTGCATAATAAACCGATGTTCCAGAAATAGAACTTGCTAATCCTACACCACCATTTCCAGGGTCAGGGTCACCACCAGTACCACCAACAGCATCAGCACCACCGCCACCAGCACCACTTCTATTTCCAGTTGTATCTCCACCTGCATTTCCACCAGTTTGTGATGTTCCACCTACTCCAGAACTAGCTTGTCCAGCACCGCCACCACTACCACCTGCAAGCCCATTTGTATCTGGACCTTCAGCATCATATATACCGCCACCGCCACCACCAGTAGCTGTTATAGTACCAAAGACTGAATTTGTACCGTTACTACCTTTCGTATCAGTTGCACCAGCAGAACCCCCATCACCAACTGTTATTGAATATGCTTGAGCAGTTACTAAATATGCTGCATCTGTAAGAAATTCTCCAGCACCACCGCCACCAGCGTTTCCAATGTTTTCTCCTCCTCCACCAGCTCCTCCAGCTACTACTAATACTTTTACTGTACTCATATTATTTATCTATCTCTTGCTCAATATCCTCAAGGGCTTTGAGCAAAAGTTCCTTAAATACTTCTAACTCTGTTTTAATATCTACTCTCAGTGTGAATTCTAAACTAATCATTCCTTTTGAATAGCTAAATTGTCGTCTTGTTATATGGTTTTCAGTTATCTTTTTTTTGAACATTTTCATTTTGTTTATGCTACAGCGATACATCGCCATTTACTTGTTACTGTATTCCAGACAAATCCGACATCTAATCGTGCAGTGGTTACCGTTGTTGTTGGAAGTGCGACCGTTGATGCTTCAAAAGATGCCCCCCAACTTATTGCTCTTGCAGCAGTTCCAGTTATTTGAATCCAAAGTTTCTGTCCTTGAGTAGGTGTTCCAGATAAATTAGTGGTCATTGAAGTAATCGCTTCTGCTTGTGCTGTTAATCCATACATATCTACATTATCTGTGTTTATTGTTGGTGTAGCATGAGAAGTAGTTCCATCATATCTGATAGTTACTCTCTTATTTGTAAAAGTGCTTACAGAACTTATTGTCGGCACTACTACACCCTCAACTGCTAATACTCCAGCGGCACTTCTTGAAAGGGTTGTATCTGAAGCGTGACCTAAATCTATTGTTGTTGGTGTTAAAGCTGCTGGTAAATCTGCTGCTCCAATAGCTGCACTTATCCAATCTGTTCCATCAGAAGTAAGAACCTTTCCTGCTGTGCTTGGAACTACACTTGGAACATTATGTGAATCTTTAATTGCTAATGCTGTAGCGAACTTTGCATCATCTTCTCCTGTATCTAATTCTGCAGCTGTTGCTTTAACGGGTATTTCAGAAGTTTTTGCTAAACCACTATCTTCTATTGCTTTGGGAGTAGCAAACTTAGCATCGTCTGTTCCCGTGTCTATTTCTGCACCCGTTGCTTTAACTAATTGACTGCCAACTGGAAAAAAAGTATCTAATTTCCAACCAGTAGAATCACCTGTATAAACAAGTAAGAATGAAGCATCGTTTATGTCTACAACTAAATTTTCCAATTCTCCCATTATTTTACTTCCATTCCTTGCAATAGTTAAATTATTAGTAGAAAAAGAACTTGTGCTATCTGAAATTCCAACAACATATCCTACATCTGGTATTACTGGTAAAGTTAAAGTCCAAGTATTTCCTGAAGTATCTGCTAAAATACCATCTCCATTCTCTGACGTGTATGTATTATTTTTAACTATCCAATCTACAGCACCACCTCCACCAGCAGCAGCTTGAAAAGTTGGAGCAGTACCAACACCATTAGAAGTTAAAACCTGTGTAGCATCTCCTGTTGCTACAACAGCTATTACACCAGCGGCATCCCAAGTAATTAAATTACCGTCTGTTCCATTTGCTAAACCACTGTAAGGTAATCCTGTGCAAGAAGTTAAAACACCTGCACTTGGTGTTCCAATATTAGGAGTTGTTAATGTAATTCCAGCCAAAGTTAAAGCAGCAGAAGTCCGATTAAGAGCCACAGAAGTCGTGCCGATATAAGTTACATCAGCTTGATAAGCTAAAGTTCCAGTAACAGCTTGTAAAGTTGCTGTGTAAGAAGTAGCTGAAGCGTTAGCCGAAGCAATAGCTGTTGAACCAGTTGAAGAACCTTTAATCGCAAGTTTAATTGTATCAAAAGTTTTTAATCCAGTAACAGATTGAATATCTGCAAGAACCATATCGCCACCACCAGCTGGTGCTGCGAAAGTTCCATCGCCTCTAAGAAAGGTTGTTGTATTATTTGGTGGTGTTGGTACTGCTCCTCCTACTGTTGCACTCATAGCTGGTAAGTCAGAGTTTATTGCAATACTTGGAACTCCTGTTGTTGTTGTATTTTTTAATATGCCAGTTGCTAACCCTGCCATATTTGTAGCATTGATAGCCACAACAGTTAGTGCCCCTGAACCTGTAGCGTCTCCTGTATGTGTAGCATTAGTTACTTTATTTGTATTTGCAACTATTTCACCCCATTTAGCCGTTGTGAGCATTCCTGCGGCAGAAACTGTTGCTGCTGGAAGAGTGACATCATCTGCTCCACCATCTGAAGTGATTGCTACCGTATTTACTCCTACTGTTCCTACACTTAAAGCTGTGGAAACATTAGTATTCTTTGCTGTATTTGCTTCAATAGCCGTAATATGTGCTACTGTAGCGTGTCCTGCAACTGCGTTTGTAGCAGCAGGAATAGAAATATCATAAGTTGTTTTAACTAAAGGAGAAGTAACGGTTGTGCTTTCTGTTGTCTTTGCGGTATTAGCACCTATAGCAGATAATTGAGTAGAAACTACAAAGTTATCATCTACTGTTAAAGTTTTAGGTGTTGTTCCACCAGTTGCCGTAAATCCTATTGTTTCTTCTGTAATTCCTGTTCCAGTTTCACCCTGTATTCCTTGAATACCCTGTTCACCAGTAGCACCAGTATCCCCAGTGTCACCAGTAATTCCTTGTATGCCTTGTATTCCTTGTATTCCTTGGTCTCCAGTCGCACCAGTCGCACCAACATCACCTCTTGGAATTGTAAAATCAAATATAGCAGCACTTGTAGAACCTGAGTTGACAACTGCAGCAGATGTTCCAGGTACTCCAGTAGTAGTAGTTCCAGCATCAGCGGTAGCAGCAGTTCCTATTTCACCTTGAATACCTTGAATGCCCTGTATGCCCTGTGCTCCCGTATCACCAGTTACACCTTGAATACCTTGTGCTCCTGTATCTCCCTTTAAATCTATTTTAGCATTTGTTAATGTAACTGTATTGGTATCATCTTTTGTAAATACCATATCATCAACAACAAACGCTGCGGATGTAATAGAAGCTCCTGTTGCTCCTGTGTCGCCAGTTAATCCTGTGTCTCCAGTATCTCCTGTTAAACCTTGAATACCCTGAATACCCTGTGCTCCCGTATCTCCAGTCAATCCAGTATCTCCAGTTAAACCTGTATCTCCTTTGAACTCAGACCTTTTTGCTTTTTTAGTTTCGTCTGTTGCTGTATCAACAACAGCTACCCAGTCATTATTTCCAACTGGTGTTAGCTCTGTGAAGTCAGTTATTTTTTTATCTGTTGCCATATTTTTAAATGTCTCTTTATGATTTTATGATTTTATGTTTTTGTTTTATATGACCAATTTGTAGAACTCTTTGTTTTATTAGACCATCTACTATCTCTGACAATAATCTTTCCGCCGTCTTGCGTAAGTATATAAGCACCATTTTCCTGTAAAAGAAAACCTAATAGTTTCTCTCTTACTTTGTTTATAAATGTTGTTGCTTTTTTTACTTTATAAGTCCACATAATGCTTTTTCGTATTGTTTAACTACTTCTTTCATATCATATTTTGGAAAGAGTTGTTTGTGTTGTTGTTTAGCGAGTTGATTTCTTAACTCCTTATTTTCTATTAACTCTTTAATTCCGTTATACCAATACTTATATTTATTTTTAACAGTATAGATAACATCTCTATAAGGGTCTTCTTCTGATGCTATTACTGCTGTTCCTGTTGCGGTATATTCTAAATACTTAATAATTGATTTTGATTTATCAAACTTGTGTCCTACTATTGGAATTAGTCCAATGTCTAAGTCTATTTCTTTTAATACAGAAGCATACATTTCTGGCGGGTAAAAGGGAATATGTTTGAAGTTTTTTAACTTTCTTAACTTCTTATAAATGTTTAACTTCTGTGTGTTCATTGCAAGCATTGCTTCTTTCGGTTCTCCTCTTTCTAAAATAAGGTTTGTTGAATAAGCGTCAGCATCCCACGGTCCAGCGGTTAATCCTTGTATAATGAACTCAAAATCGTATTCTTCTTGAAGGTCGTGTATTGCTTGTAAAACAATGTCTAAATCTTCATAATGGTTTGCACCTCCTGTCCAGCCTATTCTTAATCCTTCTTTGTTCGGTCGTAGTTTAAACTTGTCTAAGTCTAAAGCGTTTGGAATAACTACTATATTCTTTTGTCCTGTTTCTTCTATAACAACTTCTTTCAATGCTTCTGTGCTTACAATAACTAAGTCTGCTTCTTTACACAATCCGCTAATATCACTTTTCATCTTCTTGCCATAGCCATCGTGTGCTGGGTTCAGTTCTGGTATGTTCCAAATATCATCGTCCATTTCATAAACTATCTTTCTTCCGTCTGATTTATGTTTCCATAAAGAACGAAATGGGTCTTGTGTATATGCTCTGGAATACATTACAATGTCAGAATCTATCTCTGTATATTCGTGTTGCCCCATAACAACATATTCCATCTTGTGTCCTAATCTATTCAAATGAATGAAGGGATTATTTATCCTTACCTGAAAACAACCAACCTGAAACTCTGTAAAGTTGCTTAAAATATATGTGCAACTTATGTTATTCGTAGTTTTGCATTGCAGGTTTAATCCTGGTGTCGTAGTCTTTGTTTCTGTTTGCATAAAACTTTCTTAATTTTATTTGAAGTTTTAGAAGTTCTCTCTCTATTTCGGCACGCTTTGTTGGATTACCTTTTGCTATACACCAGTCTAATGCCGCACCAAGACTAATTATTCTGTGAAACTCTCTTTCAATTCTTGGCTCGTCTGTGCTTTCTGATAGTTGTGTAACTGATTTACTTACTGCTACTAAAAGTCCTTCGTCTGAACTATAACTTGGTGTTGGGTAAAGAATTAAAGACCTGCCTATTATATCGTAATAAGCTGGTGTTCCACTATTCCCTCTAAACTGCTCAAGACTATCTTTTATGTTGGCAGAATCTATTGAAACTAATTTGATATACTTTCCGTTTGAATCTTTTACTTCTACTCTTTCAACCTCTCTTGCGTCTGTCGGTATAGCATAGTTATCTTGTTCTGCTACTAATGCTGCAGTTCCTATCGGTAGTTCATCTATTCCTTCGTCAAACTGCCAATCAGCCGCAGAATCCCATATGTCTAAAACAGCAATATCATAATGTATATTAAGATTTCTTTTAATAGCAATGTCTGCATATTGTGCGGACACAGTGTTTGCCAAAAAAAGTGTATCGGCTTGAAGTTCTGCTAATGTCATTGTATTATTATTATTTTATAAAACCCTTATCTTAGCCCCCGTAGGGACTAAGGAAAGATTCTATGTAGTAATTTTTACTACTAGGTATCTTGATTTGCTTCTCAAAAATGCTTTCACACCAAATAGTATTGAAGAAACAAGGTTTTTACCGAGTTTATTCGCAACATCTTTGATTTGAACATTAGGAGAGGCTTGGATAACTGAGTGTATCATACCCTTTCTTCCAAAATAGTTGTAACCATCTGGTAGGTTGTTAGAGATATAAACTTGGAAACCAAGGAATCCTCCTGCATAACCGTTGCGAAGTGTCGCATCAGCCACGCTGAATCCTTTTTCAGTTCCAACAAGTTCAATCAACATTGCAACCTCTGGGGATGTAACCACGCACCAATCTCCTGCTTCCTCAACATTTTGTTTTCTAAGAGCTAATCTTGCGTTTGCGAACACATTGATAATGTTTGCAGTTGTCGCAGTAATAGCACCAGAAGCCAGATTTGTTGCAGCATGAGCAATTGGTACACCTGTTGATTCGTAGAACAGTCCTGATGCAGCGGCAGTAGTTTCAAGTAAAACTGCTGTATCAATAACATCTCTTAATTTGTATCCTGCATTGTCTGCAAGGTCAAGCATGTAAGAGTAGTTAGCTTGTAGTTCTTCAAAATCTTCGATGTAGTTAGCAACAAGATATGCTGTGTCAACTACTAGATTTTCATCTGTAGAAGATATATCTTGCGGTGCGAAAGTTCCACCTGCTGTGTGTGCTGAAGCAGCCGTTTCGGCAATATAAGGAAAGTGAATTGTATCACCTTTAGTTAATTTTGCACGAAATTGGTTGTTAGCAACAGCCTCAGCAACTAGACCTTTTCTCAAAGGAACCTGCATCATGTCCGACCAAAAGGAAGGAACCATAGCAGATACTCCTGAGCCAGCGAAATTTGCTTTTGTTAAAGTTGTAGCCATTGTGTTTTATCTACTTTTTTCTCATCCATTCTCTAAACTTATCTATAGCTTCATAATCACCTGCTTGAGTTGCCTCACGCAAAGTATCATTAGTCCACTCTTCAAAGCCTTTAGTGTCTGGAATTTGTTTAGTAGATGGTTCGGGCGTCTTTTCCGACCTTTGGAGTTTCTCCCGTTTTGCTTCTAAGAATAATTGAACATCTTCGTTGCTTATTGCTTCGGTAGGAGTTATGCCGAGAAACTTCGCTTGCTTGAAAATGTAATCAATTTCAGCAGGCGTGTAATCTTTCATAGCAACGACAGTTTTGGCTAGCTC